TGTGTATGGGGCGTTTGTAGGCATTATCTAACCCTCCGGCACAAAACGCAGTACGCTGGCTTGTTGGTTTTTGTCACGGTCCATCATGGAAGCCACATGGGCGTTAGCTTCTTGAATGTGCGCTTGGGCTTTTGCCGTCTGGCGCATCCGGTTCAGGCAATCCGATACCGCAAAAGAAATTAAAGCATTTTCACAGTTCCCCAACTGGGGGGCATCATTGTCGTGCCGCAGCGGGATGCACCGTTGCTTCGCCAAGATCAACAGTTTACGCCCGTCCGTCTCGCTAATACTGCGGTGTAGTTGGATGCGGTTGTACGTCCGAGAGTTCTCGTCACCAAGCAGCACTGCAATCTCGTCCTCATTCGTATTGTCCCGCCGCATCTTCACAAAGCCCACCGTGACGGGCTTTGAAAAAGTGCGAAGCTCATCGTAATAATTTTGACTCGTCACGGACGTGGTCCCAGCCAACGTCACAGATTCGTGAATCTCATTGCCGTTGTGGATTCCTTCCAATCGGACGATCTCCGCGTCACTGCCGCTGCTTGACTGAAATTTGACTCGGTTTCCTGCCGGATGGCGGGACGTGGCAATCGGATGCTTACGGCTAAAACCCACCACCTCACCCTCATCTTCCAACAGAGACGGGTCAATCTGGTAGATGTTCTGCAAGTCCATGTGGGGCAGGTTGCGTTCAGTGCCGTCCTTGCACTCCACCACCTGCAACACGCGGTCCACCCATGACGGGAGAACCACTTCCGCGTCATACGTTGTCAGAGACAGCGGGACTTTGGCGTCCTCCCACAAGTGTGAGTCATACAACATTTCGTATCGCCGCTTGAGGAATCGCGTGGCTTGCTTCACCGTTTCAGCGTCCGGTGAGCCAATCACTTCCGAGACGTGCTCGGCCATGTCTTTTAAAATCATTTAACCTCCTCCAAGGATACGACTCACAATCACGCCCCCGCCGACGCCACCTAATCCCATAGCCCCAACAAGCCACCAGCGGAACTGTTCCAACGCAGTGATACGTCGGTCCTGTTCCCGCTGCTCCTCTAACAGAAGGTCTAGTTTGGTTTCCATACGGGACAACACGGCGGCAACGCTGTCTCGATCAAAATGTTGGTGGGCGTCTGGCATAACATTAAAAGAAGGGGCATCCCGCCACATCCCTGAAACGGGATGCCCCTGTGTTTCAAGTCCCCGTGCAGAACTAGAATGTTACTTTGTTAGCCTTGATCATCACGCCGAATTTCGGATTCAGCACCTTGGAGGCGCAATAGAATTTATATCCGGCGGTCAAGTATTGGTCGAGCGGGTCAGATTTGTCGGCCTTATCGTTAATGATAAGCTGCGGCTTGAGCGGGCTAGTAGAACCAGCCAACTTAACCGTGCCCGCGAACTCTTTGCCAAAGACAAAGGCAGCGTGACCGTTACCTGTTCCCGAGTTGTGGTCGAACTCTTTCGGGTTCGTTTGCTCCACGACCTTGACGTTGAAGAACTTGCCGATTTCTCCGTTATAGATTTTCTCTTTATCGGAGTAGCTCGACACGTTTACCCACTTGGTGTCTTGACGAAGATCGTAAGACAGACGTGGGCTAACCACGGCAACGTAATGACCACCCGCAAACGTAGGCGCACGATTCTCTTTGAGAATGCTGCACGCTTTGTCGAGGTCTTGCAGTTCAACTGTACGATCTGCCGAAGAAGCCTCGGCGGTTAGATCGATAAGTTGAGCCGAGTTAGCCCCGTCGCTCATCGTGGTGTAGATTTCATCACGAACTTGGTTATCCAAGTACAACGCAGCTTCCTCACCCATACGCTCGGTTTCCAACTCAAGTTGCTTGATCAAGTCAGTGGCAACGCGAGTATCGGAAATCTTGGACACGTCACCGTACTGGGCGAGCGTGGCTTCCACGATTTCGAGCGTGGTGTGGGTGTAGTCAGTCAGCGGAGTACCCTCCGTTAGTGAGCGCACGTTATCCACGTTCGCTGCACCACGGCGGAAGAACCGCATGGTCATAGTACCTGCGTTTTTCGGCAGGTCGAATTTCTCTACAAGCTCGGCAAGGACCAGACGGTCTACCGCGTGCTTGAGGAAGTTTTTATTAAAGACCTCAGAAATTCTTGAAGAGTTCAAGCCGGAGCTTGCCTCGGTTGAACTCCCAGAGGTCGTACGAATGAATCCAGTTGTAGCAGCCATGATGGCCTCCTTTCGGTTTTATTAACCCAAGGCCGCTGCGTCTGATCGTAGACTCTCCAACTGATCTTCTAACGTGAGGTTGTCCCATTTGTTGGACGACTCTCCCGTAGCAGTTGGCGTTGTCCCATCCAGTGCGACAGCTTTCTTGAGTTTGTTATTCTCAGTTTCCAACTGCTTAATCTTTTCCGTCAACTCTGAAGTCGAAGCAGACGCCATTCGGAGCTTGGCAACCTCAACCGCAGCAGCCACACCTGCCGGATGGGATTGGAACAACGGTCCCCAATCTCCGTTCAACAGTCCGGTAGACTCTTGATACAGAGCAGACTTGGGGTCTTCTAACTCAGGGTTCGCTTTAATCGTCTGACCCCGTACCTGTTCCCATGCCTCGGCAAACTGTGGACTCTTCGGTCCTGCTTCACGGTGCGCGGCCATCGCTTTGGCTTTTGCGGCCATCTGATGAACCAACCCTTGGGCTGTCTCATAATCGCCTTCACCGATGAACTCATCTAACGACTCGGCAATTTCATCTACCGAATACTTTGGCAGCGGGTCATCTGGAACTTCTGATTCCAGTTGAGTTACACGCTGCTCACGTTCTAGGAGTTCACTCTCCCGTGATCGCATTAGTTGCTCTCGCTCGTCGGCCTCACGGTGACGCTTGTCGGCGTTCTCCCAAGAACGCTTTAAAGCCTCTTTCTTCTTTTCCGTTCGGTTCGACTTTGGTGCTTCCTCGGATGTCTCCCCAAGTTCCGCACCTTCCAGCGGGTCCGTCTCGGACACGCTTTCTACTTCAGGCTCCGTCGTTTCCTCGGTGTTATCCGATTCGACTTCAGAGTTGTCTTCCAAGATTAAGCCCTCTTCGGACTCACCCTCGGCCTCCTCGCTGCCAGTAGGAGTTTCAGTTTCGGCAGTCTCTGAAGGGAGTGGCGTGCCAGCGTCTACAGCTTTCGCCTCTTGCTGGAGTTGCTCGATCTCCTCTTCTACCGTTAGGTTAGTTGTCTCGCTCATTGTTTGGGTCTAGTTGTGGCGTGGCCCCCGCCGATGTAAGTGTTTTCATAAACACCCATAAAATCTTCATGCCGTGTACCGTCCCTGCATCAAAGGGTTTACATTGCTCGGACACGGCGGTTTGGCACGCATCCAAGATTTGGTCAGCCATTAGCCGCTCCATCTTGGCCCCTGCCGGAGTCTCAAGGAATAGCGCAAGTGCTTTCCGATCCTTGTCACTCCACACTATTTGTGTGTCTGCATACTGAAGAACCGCCGAAACGGCCCTCCATGTTGTCAAAAAACGTCTTAACCTTCTCACAATGTATTGGTTTATATCATGGTGGGCAAGGCTTCTTCTTGCATTTCTTGCATAGCTTGTTGCTGCTCTTGCCTAGCCTGTTGCTCCATTGCCACTATCTGTCCCAAATACTGAGACATTTGTTGCATCGGTTCCTCTAACTCTTTCGCCTGTTGTGGGTTTTTCTGCTGTAACTGGCGAAAGTGCATATTCGCGTGGTTCACTAGGAGTGTCGCTAGTTCAGCATCGATACCTTCATTTGCCGAAACACGACGCTCCACAAACCCACGCAAGATACCCAGATGCACAGCATCGTCATCTACTGGTTTAACCTGAGACGGGAACCCGATCATCATGCGGGTGATCTCCGTGGCTTGGTCTTCGCTCTGGTCTATCGATTGCGTCTCGTGGTCCATGTGGATGCGCTTCACATCCTGTGGATCGTCCGCTGCAATAAGGTCTCGGACAAGCTCCGACTGATTGGCGAACGGATTACCTGAGAGAAGCTGGAACCGTGTCACCTTCTTCTGATGAACGAACTGCTTGTTAAAGTTGTCCGCACTCGCCAATGGCTCCACCCGATAGCCGTCCTGTATCGCTTCCTGCGGGAGCGACATAAGTTCATTACGATAGAAAAACTGAAGGTCAGCTTTATCGTATTGAACATAAAGTTTCCATGCTTGCGTAAATGCTTCAGCCAATGCTTTGCGGAAGATACGGGACCGAAGGTCCGTCACCTGACTCATCACCGTTCCAATCAGATTAACTTCGGACGCTGTCCGACGTTCCCCTGACTTGAACTGGTTCTGGATACCAGCGTCGGGGATACCGATAAGCTGCTCGGCGGTCAACCGTTGCTGCATAATCTCTTGGTCCCAGCTAACCGGAGGCGTCCCCATGTTTACAGATTTCACAGGGAAAGGAATGATTTGGCCCGGTTGCATCCGTATATTACCCGCGTTTACCATCGGGTTGTCCGACGTAAATATGGGCCTACTGTAGATCGTCACGGCATCCAACTTCTCGTTCCAAAGTTTGGACATGGATTGTTGGAGTGGGGCGACTCGCTGCGGTATACCGCGCGGTGAGTAATAACCCTTATCCTTTACCTCAACATTAAACTCAACATATGGGAACTCCGCATGATCGTACGGTAGCTTCCGTATAGGGCGGACAAACTCATCTAAACAAAGCGGGCTAAACGAAAAAGCCAGAATGTCTTTGCCGTCGCGGTAATACACTTCCCATACAGGGATGCGGTCATCATCAACCGTGTGCGTGATTCCCTCTCGCAAATACTTTTCGCTTTCGTAACGAGTGCGGGACTCTGCATTGGAGGACCGTATTTTGGTCAGGAGTTCGGGGGATTGGTTAAAGTTCTCGTTTCTCTTGTAGGCCGCAGGGCTTACTTGGTGAACCTGCACACACCAATCTGCGTCCCGCAAATCAGTAGTGTAAGTTGGTACTACAAAATACAAAGGGTCTACTGAGTCGAACTTAACCTGCTTATTCTCTTCGTCCCAGTAGACCTTCATCAAACCTTTGCCGGACATAAGCATATAGTCAGCCGTGCTGATAATCTCTGTCTCAAAGTTTGTGCGCTGTCTCAGACGGTAGTCAAACCACTGCGCTGCCGCATGGTTGTGGATCATCAAGTCTGACTTTAGTGAAAAGAAGTTGGCAAGTAGCTCGTTAGCAAAAACTTGCTGAATGTAATATGGTTTGATCTTCTCGATCATCATATCGGACAGCGGCCAGTTTAGGTCTGCCGCCCCAGCCCACGGTTTCTTGGCACGTCCGAGACCTTCATGCCGGAGACGATACCCCCGTATCTGATCATCTTCCCACGTCAAACGGGCTTGCAGTGAGTCCCGCACCAAAGTGTCCATCTCAGAAAGACTAATCATTGCTTCTCCAATTCATACTCAAGTTTGTTGATATAACGACCAAGGGCGCGGATCAACGCCGCACCTTCGTCAGACTCCACTGCTTTCTCCATCCCCACCGGATGTGCCTCCGCTATCTCTTGGAACCCGTTCAGCTTCACGCTGACGCACCCGCCTATCGCGGGCAGCAGCAATAAGATCATCCACCATTTCATCTTTGGTATCCTTACGCTGTTGAGCTACCTGCACCCGCGCAATGTCACTCAACGTCTCAACGGCAGAGATGAGGCGAGGTAGGGCGGCAAGTCCTCTCAAGGCTTCGAGTATCATTTACACGGCGTCATCCGGCTTATCTTTCTTGGCGTATTCCTTCATCGCGTCCACGATACTTTGTCCGCCGAGATAGCACGGAATTATTACAATCACCGCACCAACGATCTGCTCGGTCAGTTCAGGTGATAGGTTAAGCCACTCAGTTGCGGCGACAGTTAGGAGGCCACCAATAGCCATCCAAAGTTTCCTGCTTTTTAGTTTTTCTTTCATAAGCCAGCGAACGAGCCAGACTCGGATTCCTCTAGCACGGCTAGTTCCCGATCTGACAAACTGTCAAACGTGTCTTCCGTGAAGACAACACCATCGTATAGGTTTCCCACTTTATGTGCAATACTGATTGCAGCTAATACTGCATCGGCCCTATCCGGTGACCCCAGCCCCCGATTCCGCATATCTTCCTTGGACTCCAAGGCCAACTTGCCCTGTGCCGTGTAGGTGCTCCTGCGGCTCGCCATTTGCTCTATAAGGACTTCGTCATCTATTAGGATGAAATCCTTCTTCTGGATCAATCGGGAGGCGTCATACCACAATTCTGCGCCAAGGTTGGCATAATGCTGCGGGTCGTAGCTTCGGGTGTTGTTTAGAACCCGACGCACCCCAACCCCTCCCTTGGCAAGGGCATCGTTGATCGGATGCCCAAGCCCCCCATCATCTGCCCATACTCGATCAAACGGGACACCGTGTTTTCGTAGTTCAGCTATCGCCTTACCTGCCGCCGCCATTGTGTCCTTGTCCCGCCAGCAAACCAAATCAATTACCTTGTTGCCCCGCACAAACGCCATGACGTTCTCATCCCCGCCAGCCGCCCAATCAATGAAAACCAAGGGCACTCCGTCCTCGTGCTTTGGTGGGTTCTCCAGACATTCGACGATATCCGCCCGCGCCACAACGTAACCCACACCCCCGTCATCGATAAACTCCGAGAAAATCATGGACCGAATGAGCGGGTGGGTGCGGCCCCACTTCTCGATCTGGGTTTGAATCCAATCGCTACCGAGATGCGGGCAGTCGTAGGATGTTACGGTATGCGTGGAGTAGAACGACTTTCGAGATAAGAACGCATTGGCAAACTCTCCGGTAGTTGTCCCAGCCGAAGACATCAGCAGCAGCCTAGTAGGCTGACAGCGTTCAATCGCCATAAAGATTTCGTCCGAGACAGACTTACTTTC